AGGGTCTAAAATATCAGTTCCGCTAGTGATAAAGTATTCAAGTAAATCTTTTACTGCTTTCCTTGCCATATCACCACTTCACCTTGTCTGCCCAGTACGCCGCCGACATTTTGCCTTTAGCAATGTTTTTACCATGTCGCGCCTTAAATGATTTACGCTTCTTCTTCATCTTGTCGCTCTCGCCTGCCTTTGGCTTGCCTGCGGTTTTGGCGCCCTGTTGGCCAAACCTAATCGTCTTTACCTTATCTCCAGATTTCGCAACCACGACGTGCGATTTCTTCGGGTGGTTCGGCGTGCGTTTAGGCTTGTTGTAGCCTGAGACGCCGGCGCGTGCCAGGCGTGGGTCTTTTTTGCTCATCTGGCTCTCCTGACGGCTCTTTTCTCCGCCTTCGTGTATTTTGCGTTCTGCTTGCCTGCTTTTGTTGCTTTATTCTTTGCTCGGGAGCCTGCGGCTTTCTGAGCCGACGTCAAGCTATCACGGGCAGACTTTGGGAGGTATCTGCTTTTACCCTTCTTGCCGACGTAGTCCCACTTCTGCTTGCCCCACTTCTTGAGCGATTTCTGCGACTTCTTCAACGGCATTACTTATACCCTCCGCCGGCTTTCTTGTATTCATTAGCCAAGAGCTGCGCCTTACGCGCCGACCACTGGCCTGCCTTACCGCCCTTCGTGCCTGCCTTGATCTTGTTGAACAGCCGCTTACGCATCGTCGGCTTGGTATAGTTGCCGGCTTTGTTAACGGTAGACTTCTTTTTCTTGGCAGGCATTACTTCTTTTTGCTCATCTTGCGTTTAGTCGTCGTGCCGTACTGCACTTTCTTTCCGGATTTCTTTGCAGCTTTCTTCGCGGCTGCCATTCCCTTCTTGCTATACGAATACTTTTTTCCGCCGACCATAGGCATGACAAATCTCCTTTACGGTTAATTTGTGCCAATAATACAGCATTATACGAAAAAAGAAAGACCGCGCATGTGCGCGGCCAGTTGAGGGAGGTCAATACGTATGGAGCGTATCCGAGGGTAGTGTATCACACTTTTTCTATTTTACGAAAAACTTTTTTCATTATGGGGGTTGCATATGTGTTAACAATTTGTTAACATAGTTATATAAAGCGAATCAAGGAGGATCACATGGCATACGAAACAGGACAAAAAGTTTGGGTTCACCTTCCATGGGTAGACGCAGACTGTTGGGTAACAGGCACAGTCATTAAGACAACCGCAAAACGCATCAAAGTTTATAACGATGTACGCGAAGAAGGTTACTACAAGCCAGAAAACGTAAAGCCAAGAGATTAATCAACGGGGGCTTCGGCCCCTAAACCAACAACGTAAGCCGTGAGTGCGAGGTGGTAAAAACCATATGAACAGCCACCAACCACGGCAGCGCGAGCCAAGACAATCCTTTCTTTGGTGATCGCGTAGTAGGGGAGCTCGTCTGGTCAACGAATAAAGGCTCCCCTTCTTTAACTTAAAAAAGGAGAAATTTAAATGGCGATAGAACTGAGAAAATGCGCGTGCAGGAATTGCAGCAATTTTTTTGGCATCAACAAAAAGCAAGTGTTAAAAAAGTATTGCGGCGTAAAGTGCAGAAACGACGAGACATATCAAATTGAAAAAGATCTTGGCGGCAGAAACGTGTACTTTCCAAAAGTTTGTAAGTTTGAGGATTGCTCCAATTTTTTTATGCCAGATCACGCCGCCATAAAGTATTGCAGCCCAAAATGCTGCCAAGCTCAAGCAGATAAAAATTATAAAAGAGAAAACGCAGACGCACTTCGAGAAAGAGATAAACTTGCTGCACGCAGATACAGAGCTGCTTGGAGCGAAGAGACTCGAGAAATAAAGCGCAAGCAGGTACGCGAAAATAATAAAAGATGGTATTATGCGCTATCGGAAAAAGAGCGGCACGAACGCGCAAAGCGCCAATACGAAAAATGCGATAAAGACAGAAAGCGTCGTCTAGCTCGTAAATTTAAAAGAAAAAAATATAAAAACGATGCAAATTTTAGGATGCGTCACATACTAAGGTCTAGGCTTCGTAATGCGCTGTTAAATCAAAACGTAACAAAACACGCGCCAACGCTAGAGCTGATAGGCTGTACCATAGAAGAGTTAAAAGATTACATAGAGGCGCAGTTCGAGCCGTGGATGACTTGGGATAACTGGGCGCACGACACTTGGCACATTGACCACATTAAACCGTGCGCGTCATTCGACTTATCAGACCCAGAGCAACAACGCGCCTGCTTCCACTACTCAAATTTACGTCCGCTCGATGCTAAAGAAAACATGCGGAAAAACGCACGCCTAAACAACGCCCCTGATACTACGCTTCAACGGCCGGCTCCATGAGCCGGTCGAACTCGTTCCGGATGCCAGTGTCGTGTGATCATTGGCCAGTGACAGACAAACGGCGTCGGCTCTGTCAGGCGAGGCAACGCCCCTCTTTTTCATCGCCTCCTTGCTCTCAACTTGGATCTTACCTGCCGAGGTAAAGTGATAGCGAGGCGCAGCGAGCTCCGCGTATAACGCATCGTCACGCGGCAACCGCACATCCATCCCCTCGAGCCACGCCTTGCACTTGAACCAGATCTCGGCGCGTAGGTTTAAATATGTGTCCTTCGACATCGCACGCTCCGAGACGTTCAAGCCACGCGCCGGCAAACCAACCTCACGCAATCGATCTAACACGCCTGCGCCGAACCCGTTGCTATCGACGATGATTTCCGAGGGGCGCTTGGACGGGGGCAGCGCATCGTATTCCGCCTTCACGGCGCCAGAGAGCTGCATCAGGTCGAGGTTACGCCAGACAGTTAACGGATGGATCACCGGCCCCTGACGCTTGCAGAGCACGCTGCTATCGTTGCCCTGCCGTGCTACGTCCAAGCCCCACACATAAGCTGCATCCTCGTGCACCTTGATGTCGTTTGCCATCGCGTGCTCGATCAGCGCCACGGGTATCACCGTATCCTCCTCGGACGGGGGAAAGTTGCCAAGAACACGCACATGATACGCAGGGCTGTCCTCGCCGTAGCGCCGCTTCATGTCGTCGATGTAATCGTCGGACACTCGAGGCGATGTCACACATGAAACGTGCATCGTATGCCAATCATCGCGCAGGCGATTGTGGGTGTCGTAAAAGAAACCCGTGTTCCGCGTCGGGTTGCCAGTAAGCACCGTGGTGGCATTATGCCCCGACATCGATCCACTGGCGGCCTCGAAAACGGCATTCGGCACGCCGCTCGCCTCGTCGGCGATTAAGAGCACGTCCGAACTATGAACGCCGGCGAGCGCCTCCGGCTGCTCCGCCCGAGACGTGCGAACCGATATAAACGTGCTCTCGGGGCTCTTCTTCAGCTCGATGCGATCAGACTTGACCTCGAGAAGCTTATCAAACGGAGGTTTGAGGCGTTTGGCTACATTTTTCATTTCTGCGAAGCAGGCGTCAAAGAGCTGCGCCGAGGTGGGCGCCGTGACAACGGTTTTACTCGGGACGCGCATCAAAACGTGCCAGACGGCAGCCATAGCCACGGCAGTTGATTTTCCTACACCGTGGCCAGATCGGACAGTTATGCGTCGGCGCTCTGGGTCGGCTACCGACATAAGCAGCTCACGCTGCCAATCGTCGGGGGTGATGCCAATGACCTCCGTGGCAAAGGCGACGGGGTCGCTCTGGTAGCGTCGCATCAGTTGGAGGAAGGGGTTATCGGTAGGCTTGTTCATGTGGGTGCTCCGTTACTACTTTTGTTATAACATGTTGAAAATTTTTTTTCGGGGATGTGTGGGAGGGTCATTTGCATTTGCACCCGTCGCCGTAGAATCAGGGGGGGTCAATCGTGATTTCTCTGCATCGCAGCATGTCATAATACCGTTTTGTTAACATAATATATATTATACGAATACAGAACGTAGCAAAATCAATGACTTAGCACGTTGCTGCGTCGCAGCGATAATGTTTGTGTTAACTTTATTGACTTTTACGCTGCATCGCAGTATTCGCGCACGCGCATATGCGTCGGTGTCTCGGTGCGCGGATTCACCGTTCAACATCGCTCACATCCTCCGCTTCCCCGTCGATCACGTCGCCGCTTACTTCACGCAGTAACGCCGCAGCTTCCGCGTGTAAATCGCCAACGCTGATGTTCACCGCAACCTCTTTGTGGCGCGTATCGTATTGCGGATTAAGCTTCGCAGCCATCCACTTATCCGTATCCACTTGCAACCTTGCAGAGTTAATCGTGTTATCTTCTACATGCGTATTCACAGCTGTCGTCACAGCTCTGGACGCATAAAAGTGAGCAGCTTGCTCTTGAGCTTCAGCGTAACGCTGACGACGCCCATCAACGCTATCAAGCCATCTCGCCCACAACTTGTAACCAATGCCGATCTCCTTCAGTAGATCCGTCAGCGTCGTGCCCGTCGCCAACCGGTTGAACAGCTCGTCCTCACCTACCTTGTTCACTTCAGCAATCTTTGCGTCTCCAATTGCACCCATCTTACTTCTCCTCGATACTTGCGTGCTCGCTCACAAAAGCAGCCACGGCTTTCATAACATACGGCATATCTCGCGGCGGAATAATCGCCACCAGTTTACCATCAACCCAGACCCTCAGTCCATCGTCATACACCGACCATCTTACCACGGTATCTCATCCTCCATAACTTGCTTCGTGTTTCCCTTATCAACGATATGCGTAATCTTCGCCTTCGGGAAGGACGAGAACGCATCGTTCAGAAACGTATCGCTAAACTCCTGCCGCACAATCCGCGCTGCATCCTCAAAACTATACACGACCCAATTCGGATACTTCACCCGTAACTCCGCCACACCTTCCATCGCAAAGCAGACGACGTTATCACTATCCTCCATCGTCACGGCATATGCGTGCGCCGGCAACGGCTCATGCCCTGCCGCAAGCGCAGACTGCTCCAACTTATCCCACGCCTTCATCAGTTGCCCTGCTACCTGATGTGTCGCCACGACGTCCTGCTTCTCCACAAATTTCCCGAGCGCCTCATACGCCGCCCTAAATCTTCCTGCGAGTTCTGGCTCCACGAGAGACGGCAAACTGTCTCCCCACTTCCGCTCCATCTCCCTCGCCTTACGATCCAACGGCTCGAGCTGACCCCACACCGCCGCAGAGATCGGCTCCGCCTGATCGCCATGCCGAGTATCAAACGTCTTCTTATCTTTCGCCTTGTTTGCGCTCATCCTTCTTTTCGCCGCCATGAACCTACTCCTCCTAGTTTCCACAGTTCAATTAAATACGTCCACACTTCTCCACCACAGTTACGTATATATACGTAACAACTGTGGTGGAAGTGTTTTGACGTTATTTTCCACACTTCCCACACTTCTCCACACTTCAACTGTGGAAACTGTGGAAGCCCCAAAACGCCCCTCAATGGATCGTCTCGCTACCGTTCAGCGACAGCTTGAGCATACGCTGTAGGTCTGCCATATTTCTGTTGGCATCGTGAGCCACATCGACCATCGCATCGAACAAAAGTATATACTTCATCACGTCAATCGGAGCCGTCGGCAGGAAGTCTTTCTCCCACACGATGCTCGCCTCACCGGTTGCATCGTCCCAGATCACCTCGGCAAGCTTGAGCTTGTTCCTCATATTCTTCACATCACTCATTGGCCAACTCCTTGAAGCATGACATATCAAAGTAGACGACGGGCTCGATGTCCTGCGGATCTCCGCGCTGCATCGAGCCACCCTGCGCGACACTGAGCGGCGCAATATGCGGCGGCAGCTTGCAGATGCCTGCCTTGTCGCTCCACTGCACGGCTAGGTAGCATGGCAGCCCCGTCGTCTGAGTTAACTGGCTCGCCATGATCACCTTGTACAGCGAGATCATGTAGGTCGAATACTTGTGCATCGGCGTCTTCCTCTGCCGCATCTCCATAAACGCTTTCGCTACCCCGTCCTGCGTCAGCATGTAATCTAGCGACAGCTTAATCGGCATCTTCACAAATTTATAGTTATACTTGGCCTCGATCATCTCCGCGAGCCTCCTCTCGTTCTC